TGTTGTTACAAATTTAGCTACTACTTGACTAGGCAGAGATCCTGTGGGAATATTTTCACTATAGGTTATAGGCCCTTTACCCGAACTTAGATTTCCCTTTCCAGCATTGGTTCCGTCGCCTATTAATTTAACAACTTTAGTCCATATAAATTTTTTATGATTGGCATTTGAAGGATCATAGTTAACTATTTCTCCGTTATAGAATGCTTTGTCTGCCGAAGGTGGAATAAATTTAATGAGACTTCCTAGCTCTATATATTTTAAATTACTGCTTGTATAAGATCCAATTTTGATAGGAAACGAATCAAATACGTTTCCAAAATATCCAGTTGATGCGTTTTCTTCTGTAGTAGATTTAATCCATTTGACATTCACGTCAGCTGTAAAAATTTTATCAAAATTTGTAAGATAAAAATTATACGTTTGAAAAGAGCTCAGTGCTGGTTGAACTATATTTCTTATAAAATTTAAAACTGTAGCAGAATTAGTATATTTGAAAGAATAATATCGTTCTTCGTCTTTTCTATAAATTAATCCGTCATCGGCAAAAATGTTTATTTTAGAATATTTTCCAGAAGCGTCGATGATATCAAAATTTCTACTAATGCCACTGCTAGTTCTATTAATGGCTTTGACTTTTATTACTTCCTGCGAGCTTGACAATGGAGCGATATTATAATCTTCTCCGGTAATCATCCTGTTTTGAGTGTAGTACAAAGCCGGAGCTTTAGATCTAATAGAATCTATAGTCTCCGATGATGAAGCGTTGTCAACAGTATATTCTAAACTTAAAGTTATTGATAGACTGTGTTGAGTTCCACGTTTATTAATGTAAGGAACTGATATAGTAATTGCCTTCATTTCTGAAGGATTTACAACATAACTTTGACCGTTGCTTACTCTATAATAAAATCTAAAAGTTCCTTGAGGTAATTTTCCATACACCCCGTCTGAGAATTGTAAATCTACAGCATCGTTAGCTTGTGTGATTACTGAATAAACATTTCTTTGATTATTACTTAAACTATTAAAAACAATGTTGTTTCCAGCAACTGATGAAACTTCTGTCCAAGCGTTTGTGATATTACTTGAACCATCAATAGAATATAACCACACATCATCATTATTAATATTTTGAGTAGTAATAGAAACTATTTCATTTGGCGTTGGGCGAGATATACTGAAATCCGCACTTTCTAATGTTCCTTGTTTAAACATCATGAAGAATCCAGTATTATTACTTGCTGTACCTTTGCCGTCTTGTCTATAAACAAATCCTACTTGTCGACTTGGAACTGGTGCTTCTTCAAATATAAAATCTCTAAACTCAGCTAGTCCTGTACTAACTAGTTCAAACCCTATAGATCTGCCAGCTACAGATTTGCTGAAGGAAAAAATTGGCAGTCCAGAACTAAAAGAATTGAGTCTATACTGCTCTGTTCTAATTCCATCTATAATTTTATTTGATTGTTCTTTTCCAAACTCAACGTTTGGTATCATAGCAGCATTTAAAATTGATATAAATTGCTCATACCAATTAGAGTTTGCTGGATCGTTCCATACAATAATTTGATTAGATAGATTTCAGCTAATTCAATAAAATTTTCTCTGCTGTTTAAGTCAATCCTAAATGCTAGGCTCTGCCCTAGAAAAGCTATCAGATCTATTAATGCTACGTATTCGGAACTTTCTATAAAATCGTTGAAATCTTCTGGATAATTTTCTTTGATATAGTTAATCATTACCCTGCGAAGGTTTTCAAAGTCGTAACTTTGAAAATCCGCATTACGGAAAGTTTGATAAATTCTAGTCCAGTCTTCAGCTAAAATTAGGTTATTTTGTCTAGTAGTTGTAGTCATCTAATGTGTCCTGTGTAATATTTATTTTTTTTAAAATATACGCATATTATCTTAGAATCTTGGAATATCGGTTCGATTAAAGGCAATAAACATTTCTTCTGTAATATCAAATTCTATATACTTAAGATCAGCTTCAATTCTTATTCCTTGCTCATTAGGGACAACTGCTATACTTTTAACTTCAATTCTAGGATCTGCTTTAAGTATTCTTATAACATCATCCTCTATTACCTTGATATTATTATCATTCATCGGTTCATATATCATAGACCAAATTATAGTTCCAAATTCTGGGTTTTCCATCTTTTCGCCTTTTTTAATATTAAAGGCGTTCATGATATCTTGTTTGACAAGATCTATATCATATAATTTAAATTTTTGTCGAATAGCCCTGCTGCCAAATCCCTTGTAAGCAATGCCTCCGCTGATCCTATCATTTCCAGTTGACGCTTTGATCGAATCAACTTTTTTTACATTATAAATTTTATTAGACATTTTTATTCCTTATTTTATGTAGCGGGCGGAAGAGCTTGACGAGTTTCTCTATCAGTCTTTTCTAACGCACTCTCTTGAGGATTTACATTTTCATGTTTGTACCACGGCTCGTGCATAGGCATACGTTTCATTATGCTTTGTACCAGATTAAATGATTGATATCTTGTTTGAGCATATTTTTGCGAAGCATCAACTACTTCGTTAGGATGAAGTTTGATCCGTTCCTCTTTTACAATACGCTCCGCTAATATCGGAGATTGAGCAGGGGTTGCTGGATCACATTTAATTTCTATGCGTTCGGCGTATTGTACATGCTTACTACCGCTTAAAAAATGACTGTCTGTTCCTGCTGTTGAAAATATACTTGTACCAGCTGTTAGATGACTGTTACCAGCAACTTTAATTTTTTGATCAGACCCAACAGTTAATTCTAGGCTTTCTCCTACTGTTTGTAATAATGATCCCTCAAACACATTTTGTATTTCTCCGCCAACATAGTTGTTAACGGTACCGCCAATATACGATGAAAAATCTTTTTCAATATCTTGGGTGTAATTTTTTTCAGCACGGACATTAATATTACGTCCAGCTTCTAAATTAATATCTCTATCTGCTCTAAAATTAAAATCTCCTTGAGTATGTATACTCACAGAATCTGCCGCAAAGATATCAATTTTTCCGTTACTGGTTAATTCAATCCACGATGTTCCTCTTGAATTTCCTATGTAAATTAAATCTTCAGAGTTAGCCTACTCTGCTTACTGGTATTGGTTTAGTTTTATCATCTGAAGTTCCAGTGGGCATTCTTTTAGCACCTGGACGTTTGTCTAAGGGCCCTGGTGTTGATATACCAAACACAGATGGTGTTTGATTTCTTCGCATAGTAGATGAAGTTCTACCGCGTATATCATCCTCGATTAGTCCCTGTTCCAACATAAATCCTGCTATAGGATGGACTGGTTTTTTAGTTTCGTCGGGGCCTTCTTTTCTTTGTATTGCCCTATTATATTCTGCTACAGGAAGCGGAATATTTCCAAAATCTTCTTTTTGAGTGGGTGATAAGTCGACTGCTGATGAAGCAGCTATAGCAGGGACCATATTGTTCATATAGGTATCAGGAACACATCCTACCCAAAATCCCTTGCCGGTTTCTGATTCAAATACACATAATACAGTTACTCCAATATCTGGCGGAATAAAACTCATCCCATAGGATTTTTGTGTGTCATTAAATGCGTTTTCGTTGCCAGTATTAGAACCATTGAACACATAGTTTGTAGAGCCAAAAAATGGAGGACAATAATATACGTCCACTGTTTGACCTTCTAGGCCTATTGGATCAGAATCTGTAGTAATTAGAGTTACTGTTAATCTCCCCATAAAATTTGGATCTTTATGGGCAACTACTTTGGCTAAACGGATTCCTAGCGACCTCTGTTCTTGATATCGCTCTTCATTTAATCTATGCGTCTGTGCCATTATTATTTCCTAATTTAATTGCCATTATTGAGCTGTCTTTCTAAATCTTCACTATACTCTAGTTTTTGTCCCTGAGGTCCAGTTTTAACATTACCTTCCTTTTGAAAAGGCGGAGGTTGATTATCGGTAGCTCGCCATTCACGAGTAACTTCAACTGTAGAAGTAGTTACTGGAAATGTTTGTACTTCCACTGTAGCTGATTCTTTAACAACTGGTGAATTCGACTGGACATCAAACTTATCACTGGAGACAGCCGCAGGTGCGGCAGCCGCAGGTGCGGCAGATACCTCCGGAGTGCTTGCAATAGCAGGTTCAACTGCTGCTGCTGCCGG